GATGGTATAGCACCTGATTCTGCAACTGATGAATATATAATTATGACAGGCAGAACATCTGCACAGGAACAAGGAAAAATCAGTTATACGAATGCCGTTACTATGGATGTTGACATTGTCATAAAAAATAGTAACTTTGGATATAAAAGAGCCGAAACAATAAGCGATTTAATACTAAATGCAATCAATTCCGACACGAATATAACCCTAGCAAATGGGTTTTATGCTTCAAGTTTGGTAGTGGGTGCAATTAGAAATTTAGATGGTTTAAACCCTTTGGACAATGTATTTAGAACAATAATAACTTATAATTTAATAATAACTCAAAATTAAAATAAAATGGCAGAAACTAAAGTATCAGCAAGAGATTATATCCTTTTAGCTGACATAGACAATGACGGAACATTTAAACCTGTTGCTTGTCTTACAACAAACTCAATGACATCAACTGTAAACACTATTGATGCAACTTCTAAATGCGGAGACCAATATCAAGCTGGTCCTTCATTTACTCAATCATTCAAAGGTGATGGTTTTGCAATTGATGAAACAGGAAGTCCAAGTAAGGATTCTTACCAACAATTGTATGCTGCTCACGCTGCTAAAACCGCTTTCAATATGAAGATGGGTAAAGCAACACCAACAGCAGGTGATATTGTTTATTCAGGTCAAGTATTTATTAGCAATTTTGAAGTAAATGCTGCCGATAAAGATGATGTTAAATTTACTGCAACTTTCGTAGTAACATTACCACCATTAACACAAACTGAAACTGTATAAACCTATGTTTGAATTAAAACTAAACAACAACACAATTCAATTAAAATGGGGTACTTGGGCGATGCGAGAATTTTGTATTGCAAAAGGTATAACAGTAGACAAGTATTTTGATGTATTAGCTAATACGCAATTTGATATTGATAATATAATCAAATTAGTATATATAGGTTATAAATCTGCTTGTGTTAGTAATAAGCAAGATATTGAATACAAAGAAGAAGATGCTTGTGATTGGATTGATGAATTAGGCTCAATACTTGCAACTGAAGGTCAGTTAATAGACTATATTAAATATATAGTTGATAGAACAATAATATCAGTACAAAGTAATGGGACTAAAAAAGATGAAAAAAAAAAGCCTAGCAAAACTAGGTTGGGATGATATTTTAGTGAAGGCTGCTGAATGCAATATAAGACCCAATGAGTTTTGGGATATGACTTGGAAAGACTTTTCTATTATCGTAATGGGTAAAGAAAAACAAGAGTTAAACGAATGGGCAAGGACTAGAAACCTTGCCTATATTGTATATTTAAGTAGTACTACTGAAAAATCACCTAAATCAATGAAAGGATTTTGGCACATACCAGCTATTGATGATTTAGAAGTTGAAGAAGAAAAGGTAATGTTAACAAATGACCAATTAGCAAGAACACTTAAATTGTATGGAGTAAATTAAATATTATGTCAACACCTTTAGAATTAAAAATTACGGCTGATAATAAACAGGCATTAGAGGTTATACAACAAACAAGTGGTGCGGTTAATCAATTAGGTAATTCATTTCAAAAACTTCCACAATACAGCAATCAAGCTGGTCAAGCACTTAATAACTTATCAAGGATTGCTCAAGATGCACCTTATGGATTTTTAGGTATTTCAAATAATATTAATCCGTTATTAGAATCATTCCAAAGATTAAGAGAAACAAGCACAAGCACGGGTGCTGCATTAAAAACAATGGTTCAAAATTTAGCTGGTCCAGCAGGATTAGGATTAGCAGTAGGTATTGTTTCAGCAGTATTAGTAAAATTTGGTGATAATATATTTAAGACAGGAGAAAAAGTAAAAAAGACTGCTGAAGAATATGAAAACTGGAAAAACAAATTAAGCGAAACTGATAAATTTGCAGGAAAAGAATTAGCAAACATTGCATCTTTAGTTGCAGCTTATGATAATCATAATTTATCATTAGAGAAAAGAAAAGAAATATTAAAAGAATTAAATACTTCTGCACCACAATATTTTACTGAATTAAATACTGAAAAAACAACTGTTGAAAATTTATATTTAGCTTATGCAAAATATGCTGAAAATATATATGCAGTTGCTCAAGCTAAAGGGGCATCAAAAGAAATAGAACAGTTAACAGGAAATTTATCAAAAGTTACAGGAAGAATACAAGATTTAGGAACTCAATTAACTAACATAAAAGAAACTTGGGAAGTATCATTTAATGTTGACGCAGTAAAAAAGAATTATGATACTTTATCACAAATATTAAAAAAGACATTTGTAGAAACTGCTGACATTAAAAAAATATCCGAATTAACTGGCATTCCTGAATATAAAGTAAATCAATTAGTATCCGAAAGAAATAAATTGTTGGGTACACAATACGGATTAATAAATCAAATATATGATTTATCTAAAAAAACAACTGTATTAGAAGATAATAAAATAGGAGCAATCAAAAAACCTGAAAAGGAATTTGACTATGTAACTGCTATTAAAAAGAGGTCAGTGTTATCAGGTCAAGATACAATGGAAGCAGTTAAAGAAGATACTACCATAAAAGATATGGAGAAAAGCCATCAAGAACATTTAAATTGGCTTTCTAAATGGTATAAGTTTAAAATGGATTTAGCGAGAAAAAGTGGAGAAGAAAATAAAAAAGTATTAGAAGACCAACAAAAATCGTATGAATCATTTGCTAAACAACTTTCAGGAAGTGTAGTAAATGCTTTACAAGGTGTTTATGATGCAATGCAAAAAGGCGATAGTTTTGGTAAGGCATTTTTGGATATGTTAGGTAAAATTACCGAACAATTAATAGCAATGGTAATTCAAACATTGATATTTAGAGCAATTATGGCTGCCTTAACAGGTGGTGGTAGTGAAGTTGGAATTGCAGCATCTAATGTTGCTGGGTCTGCTGGTAGAATATTAATGATTCCTAAATATGCTGAAGGTGGTATTGTTAATAAACCACATATCGGAATGGTTGGTGAGGCTGGTCCTGAAGCTATTATCCCATTAAATAAATTAAGTGGGTTTTTAAATACTACATTTAACGCAGGTGCAATGAGTGGTGGTGGTGGAATGTCAAACGGAGGTTCATTTGTATTAAAAGGTAATGATTTAGTTTTAGCATTACAAAGGTCTAATCATTCACTTAACTTAAGAAGGGGAATATAATGGCATACGCAAATAAATATAAAATAACAATGGCTTCCAAAAGTGGCAGCATTACGGAATTGTATTTATTAGAAGATGATTATGCTGGTAGTGTAATTGAATATCCAGCAACTACAATTCAGTTGCAATATATCCCTAGAAGTGATGATATTTTTGAGCCTATTTATGCAAGTCAATTAAGTATAGGTGTTGATGTTACGGATGACATTGAAAATATGCCAAATTTAACAACATTAAACGATAGAAAGTATTTATGTAAACTTTACTATGATGAAACTTTAGAATGGCAAGGGTGGGCATTAAGTGATAGCGTTCAGTTTTCATATACAACAGGAAGGAAAGAACTTTCATTTAACGCAGTAGATGGTTTGGGTATATTAGAAAAGATTAAATACCCATTAGCAGAAGATTATGTTTTGAGTGATTTTAATGATTGTTTATTTTACATATTAAACTCATTAAACGCAATTGATTTTCCTACTAACTTAAATGTTATTACAGGAATAAGTTATTATGCAGATGGAATGTATAATAGGTCAACATTAAGTTGGGCTGACCCATTAAAGCAATCATTTTTAAACTTTGCTTTATTTATTACTAATGATTATCAAGTTGATAATTGTTTGGCAGTTTTAACTAAAATAGTAAAAGGATTTGGTGCAAGATTATTTCAAGCACAAGGGAAATGGCAAATAATTGCAGTTTCACAATTTGCACAAGAAACATATTGGTTTACTGAATATGATAATGCTGGGTTGGTTGTAGATTCAGGAACTACAAGTTTTAATGGTTTAATAGATGGTTATAGTGGTAATGAAACAGGTTTATTCTTTGTTGATAATAGCCAAATGAAAATATTAAGAAAGGGTTATAACAAAGTACAATTTGACAAACAAATTCAATATCCTTCAAACTATATTACTAATGGTGATTTAAAGCAAGTAACATCTTCAGGAGGTTTATTACACGCTTACGCTTGGACTGAAGATGTAAATGGCGGTTTAATATTTGTAGCACCATATCCTAGTAGGTTATCAAACGATTATTACATAGATATTACAAATGTTGTAGCACCTTACAACGCATCAATAAGACCTACATATTTCCCTAATATTGCTTTTAATGAAGTGGTACAAATTTCTTTTAATTCAAATCTTGTAGCGGTTGGTGCAACTGTTCCCGATGCCTTTTTTATATTAAGGATTCAATTGCAAACACCAGCAGGTTTTTATAGCATAGATAATAATAAAGAATGGGAGTTTGGCGGTTCAAGTTATTATTTTGAGCCTTACGATGTTGATACAACATTGACTGAATTAAGTTTGACTTTGCCACCTGCACCCGAATCAGGAACAATTTATTTTGAATATGTATTAGCTAAACCTGCTTCTACTTATTGGAAATCAACAGTAGAGGCAAATGAAGTAAGTAACTTTATATTTACAATTCAACCTGCTTTTCAATCTTATCAATGTATTGGCTCATTAAATAATACGGATGAGTATGTATTTAATGCAGATTTAGATTTAGGATTTAATGATAGTTATAATGGGTACTATTCTTATAAAGGATTTTTAGCAGATGAAGATGGTTTAAACTTAAAGAATTGGTATCGTTACGAATATTTATCGGATAAGTATCGTTCATTAAGTCAATTAGTAATTAGACAATATTCTAATAACTTAAACAAGAATGTAATCAATATAGATTCAACATTTATGGGTATGAATACCGATGAAGGTAGATTTAGCGGTGCAATGAGAATAAAGGCAACTGATACTGACCCAGCACAAATAAGCGTTGCTAATAAGCAATATATGGTTGGTAATACAACAATTGATTTATTTAATGATACTATTCAAGGAACATTATTAGATATTAATAGTGATAATGTTGAAGCTAATATTTACGAAGTAATAAACTCAACAAGCACACCACCATTTGTTCCTTCGGTTGCACATTTTAGGTCTAATGGTTATGTAACAAGTGCAGAGGCTTTAGCAGGAACATTAACTGCAACTGAAATATTTACATTAGATGGAATTACTGACCCTGA